AAGTTATACCTAAATTAGATGGTGTAATCTTTTTCATTGTACCACCGTCATCTACTAAAACAAAGTCTGCATCACTACTTGATGTTGTGGTTGTTGGTGTATCTGAGTTACCTGTTGTTATTATTGTATTGCCTTCTATAGTCACAACTCCAGCACTTGATCTTGCTATAGTTGTATCACTTGCATGACCTAATTCTATATCAGCAGTTGTTGTTAAATCACCAGTAACTGTTGCACCAGTTGAAGTCGTTTCAAGTTTTGTATTTGTAGAATGTTTAAGAGTAACACCATCATTACCACCAAAGATTTCTGTTCCTGCAAAAGCACCTGTGCCTGATTGTCCTATCTGTAACGCAGATGCCCAAGTAGCATCTACAATCGTTCTAATAAAACCATTAAAACCTAATACAATTCTTTCACCACTATGAACAGCAATAGCAACATCTGTTGCAGTGTCAGTGCCACTTGAACCTGGAGGATCATAAGTAACACCACCTTTACCCTCTATTATACCAGCATCTAGTTTACCAGTAACTGTTGCACCAGTAGATGTGGTTTCAAACTTTTTACTATTGTTATGATAAAGGTCTACAGAACCACCTTGAGTTCCAACAAGATAATCATGGGCACTTGTTTTGGATTGCAATTTTACAACATCATGAACTACATTCATACTACTGTTATTGGCAATAATTCTACCAGTAAAATCAACATTACCAACTTTTAAGTCTATATGAGCACCATTGCTCCCTTGCATTTCTATACTAGCAAAATTACTTGCATCTTGTATTAATGTTCCCCCAACTGTTAATGTTGTAAGTGTTCCAGTAGATGTTATGTCACTTAAATTACCAGTACTAATTACAGTTCCAGTTACGCCATCTAGTTTGTTTATTTCTGTTGCAGTGGCTGTTATGTTTGTGCCTCCTATGTCAAGTGTAGTCGCAGAAACTTCGCCAGCAGTTAATGTACCAGTAATCTCTGCATCTCCACTTACATCAAGAGGTGCAGAAGGCGATGTATTATTTATACCAACCTTACCATCTTGAAGAACTGTCATAGCCTCTACGTCAGTTCCAGTTTGATTATCCATAAATAATGAATAAGAATTATTATTACCTGTTCTTGAACCCATGTATTTTATAGTAAAGCCATGTGTTCCGTCTGATGCAGTTGATGCTCTTAAAACTCCTAAATCAGCACTAGAAAGATTACCTGTTGTTTTTATAGCAGTACCACTTGTTTGAGGAAGTTCTATACCACCTGTTGCAACTACTTTATTATTAAATGTTGCAGTACCAGCTTCAGACATATCTAGTGTAAGTGCAGTTATATCAGAAGAACTATCTGTACCTTTGAAAATAATATCAGTATCAGAACCTTGAGCATCTATTGTAATATTACCAGAAGTAGTAGTTAAGTTTACTGCTGCATCACCTGCTGTTAAGTCATCAGCCGCAGTAGTTGCAACACTTGGATTTGCTCCAACACTTGATATATTAAATCTTGCTGCACCACCTTGAATAACTATGGTATCTGACCCACCTTGCCTCTTTGCAACTACTCTAAAAGCGTCTCCAGATGTGACATTATATAAAAGATCTATAGAAGAAGTTTGCTCGCCTCTATCATTTATACGGTTGTATGTTATCGCAGTAGAGCCTGCAACTTGTGAAAAAGATCCGCCACTAGGTTTTCTTTGTAATTCAATCTCACAATCAGAACGAGAATTACCAGATGTAATTTTTGTTGTAACATCTGTATGAATCCTATGTATACCAGTGGTAGTCATGGTTACTTCCCCAGCACTTTCTGAGAAAACAGAACCACTAGAATTATATCTAATAGTATCAAAATCTATTGTAGCGAAACTAGAAGTTAAAGCACTTGAATCAGATGAAGTATGTGCGTCAAAGTAATTTGCAGTAGAAGTTCCAATGCCACCACCTGTTACAGTAATTGTTTTTGTAGCTCCTGTTCCACTTGCAACAATCCCAGACCCAACAAAATTTAATGTTGTAGCTGTAGTAGATAATCCAGAGCCTTCATCTTGTACTGTAATACCAGTAGATAAAGCGCCATTAGCATCTAAAACAACAGCTTTAGATCCAGGTAATGTACAAAATACATCTCTTGAGCCAGAACTCCAACTTACAGCATTATTAGAGTTTGAGCTTGATATAATAGTTGTACGGGCAAGGGTAGTACCAGAAGAAGTAAAAGTACCTAACCCTACCTCAAAATCAGTTCCATCAGTACAACAATAATAGGTTGTATCACTGTTACTTAAATTAGCGGTAAAAGTTTCAAAACCAGATACTGCACCACCTAACGTATACGTTCCAGTGCCAGTTGTGGTTGTTGTCTCTTTTATCCTATCTGATAGAACAAGAGCCATTACTTAAGCTCAATAGTTAAGTTCGTAGCATTAATTCTAAATATGTCTCCAGACTCAATTGTCTTAGATGCGTCTAAAGCACCTACAAACAATATGTTACCACTACTCGCTGCATCTGCGATAAACACATGAGTGATCGTATTATTTGTACCACCTGATGCTGGAAAGCTAATAGCATTTGTGTTTTTAGCTGTTTGTGTGTCTGTAGAATCTGCACCTATAGTTGTCCAATCAGAAGCTGGAACTTGTTGTCTAGCGTAGTTCGTAAATGTTGCTTCTGTCAAAGATCCAGTTTCTGCTGCGGATACGGCTGTTGCCAATCCCACATAGATACTGTTTCCTGGTGTTGCGAAAGACAGAGAATTATTTTTAAACAAAAAATGTAATAATCTTCTCTCAAGATAATTGGTTGCTGCGTTTGCTGTCGCCATTTTATTACTCCTTCTTTAAGTTCGTGGTCTTGACGGAAGACCAGTTTTAAAAGCATCTGTATTTTCCCTAGCTTCTCCTAGGTCTTTTAGACGCTCTAAATATTGCATATATAAACCATTGTAATTTTGTATAACATCTGGTTCGCCTTTCATATAATTATACGCTTCTACAAGTGATCCGTAAAGTAAAGCATACGGAGCATTTGTACTTAACCAAGTTGTACCACTGTCAGTACCTGCCGTCAAACTTGTAGGTCTATAGTAATAGTGAAGTTCGATTGCATAGTTACTGTTTGGTGTTGGTGCAACTATAAAATTATCTACGTCAAATCGTGCATAATATTTTGGTAATCCAGTTGTTGTAGCAGCTGGAGTATACTCTCTAATAAAGCTTACATCTTTTTTTAAAAGATATCCCTCTGACCCAGCCGTTGTTATTTGTAAAGAAAAAGAAGCCAAATAATCGCTTGGTATTGTCAAATACTGATCAGAAGCAGTTAAAGCACTTGTTACGTTTTTTCTAAAATAATCAAGATCAACAGACTTAAATATTTTTTCTTCAGATGCTTTTATAAAATCATTTAAATGATTAACAAAAGTAGTTTCAGCGTTATCTGTGTAGTCTTGTATTGCTGTTTTTAATTGTGCATATGTAAAACTCATTTACTTCTCCAATGTTACTGGGCCAACGGTAGCTATGTCACCACCAAACGGAATATTTAAAGAACTGGTATCGCCAGAAGTTACAGTACCATCTACAACTGTTACTGTATATGTTGTTGTAGCAGGGGCGGCACCTATTGATAATTGTGCTCCCATATATCCATGATTAGTACACATATAAAATAGAGTAGACGGAGCATCTGAAGCAACCTCTATTTGAGTATAAGCACCCGCATATCCAGCTGTTCCAACTACTGTAACTCCTGTTGTGTATTGAGTATTTTTGGCTGCATCCGTATATATTCTAATAGGATGGTTTTGATTTGAGCTATCTGATTGATCAAATCTATATAAACCACCTTTAACTAAATTTAATTCAACATCAGCCGTTGCTGTACTTCCACCAATAGCGTATTTATTTGTTGATCCTTGATTGTAATAAGGATGGTTACTTGGATTTCCACCTACTACTGTAACTGTGTATGTTGTTAAGTTTGTTGTAGTATTAAGTTGTGCTCCCATCAGTGCATGATTAGTACATTGATAAAATAATGTAGGAGCACCATGTGGGACAGTTATTTCTGTGTATGCTCCTGCTTGACCAGCTGTGCCATTAACAGTAACGCCAGTGTTGTATTGTGTTGATTTATTTGCATCTTCATAAATTCTTATTGGATGACCAGAGTTACTACTGTTCGCTTGATCAAATCTGTATGTTCTTCCCTCTATTAAAGTTAATATTACATTAGATGACGCAGTGCTTCCATTGATTGCGTATTTATTAGATGAACCTTGACCATGATAAGGGTGATTAATTGTAAGGGATTCTCCACTACCACTAATTCCAGGTATTGTAAATGTATATTGATCTGTTGTTGTGGCTGTTATTGAATAGCCACTAGATGATTCAAGCAATGCTTTTGTAATTTGACTTCCAACGCCAACGGCATCTCTAAATCTAACAGTATCACTACTGCTTCTTCCATGATTTTTTTCAGTAACTGTTATAACTCCACTACCAGAATGTAAAAAAGGATTTACACCTAATAGTCTTTCTATCGCTGGCTCTGTTCTTGAATCTGGTCTTGGCTCATATAAAGCTGTTGGATCTGGACCTGGATAACTAGGTTCTAATTGTGGATGTTTAGCTTCGTATTCATCTTTACCTACTTTCAAGCCATTCCATTCTTTTATCATGTCTCTTAAACGGTAGCGAAAACCAGATCGATCTGAATAACCCCATGCTTTTCTGCCACTTGCGTACCTAGCCATTTAGTACCTCATGTAGTCTATATTTGGAGTCAATTTTAAAGGAGTGCTATTTGCATCTTCTGAGGCAGCTCTTTGAAATTCTTCTTCATAAATACTTTTTAAAATCTGTATTCTATCTGGTGCTCTTTTGATAGATATATAATAGGCAAGACCTGCTGCCATACATGGTAAAAATCTAAAAGGTGCATCTGATGTATTAACCAAAGCATCTGCATCTTGTATTCGTCTTACATAATAATAAACAAGAGTGTAAGAGGCATCTGGTGTAGACCATAATGTAATCGTAGGAGTGGTTTGCCTATCAAAGAAATATTGACTTGGTTGACCTGTGTTTGTTTTGTTAGGTATTCTTAGATACTCACCACGACTCATCTGTGTAAGAGTAAAGTCTGTACCAGAACTATTTCTTAGTACAACTTCTAATAAATCAACAAATTCACTCGATAATGTATAAGTAGCAGTTCCAGAGGATACGGCTTTTGTTTCTTGTGTTACAGTCCATAAATTAAGTCCTCTGTTTGCCCAATCTGCAAACATGAGATTTAAAGAACGTCTGGCTGTTTTAGCATCATAACCACTTCTCATTTCTAAACCACATCTTTCGTAGGCTTCTTCAATGAGTTCTCCTACATCTAAATCAAAATCTCTTGAGTTTGAAGTTGCCATTATTTCTTTTTCCTTCTCAATGCCTTGACTCTTCTAGGCTTTCCAGCTGGTTGACCTAATCTATTCTTCTGACTTATTCTACTGCTTTTTTCTTTTACTGTCATCTCCTTAGTGGTTTTTGGAGTTTTAGAACTAATTCTTTTACTTGGTCTACAATACGGAGTCCCACGCTTTTCACCTTTTTGACGACCACATGGTTTACCAGTCTTGACATCTTTCCAGTCTTCCTTAAACCATCTTTTAAGTGCTAGTCCCTTTTTTGTCTTTCGAACAGCCATTATGAATACTTTGTTTTCTTTCTTCTACCAGACATTATAGCTCCACAGCCTCTGGCTATGTTTTTGTTGCTTGACTTACGTTTAGTCATTCTAACAACTTTGCCCTCTTTGGCAGTCATTGTTTCTTGTTTTACTTTTTCGATAGCGGCATTTAATCCACCACCCATTGCTTTCTTTTTCTTTTTACCACCAGTTCCGTAGTTGGCTGCACCAACTTTTCTACATTTAGCGATAGCACCTGAGGCATACGCTGATGGAAAAACCTTATATCTGGCTTTTACTTTATGGTAACATGCGTCTTTAGGCATAATATCTTCCTTTCTTTAATTTCCAACAAGTGCAAAAAAACTCTTTTTTCTTACATTTGTGACATACTTTAACTGGTTCACCCCTTACGACCTCTCCTTTTTTTAGAGGCACAATGTGCTCTTTCAGAAAACCCTTTAGGTCGTTTACAATCGATCCGCCTCTTCCTAGCACTACTCCACTTTGAGGAGCGTTTTCCAGGAGATTTTGTGATCTGTTTTGACATCGATCCCCGCGAGATTGCCATCCTCACCCTTTCTTCTCATAAAATCTGCCCACAACACTGTTATCATTTTATTGTTTTCTTTAACTTTTACTTCAGTGATTGCAGTTCTTTTGTCTACATTAATTAATGTTAAGCATATCCATGCTATGGCTCCAGTCGCTGAAGTCACAATGACACCTGTAATTATTCCTTTTATGTTTAACATTTCCATCTTCTTCTTGCTTGTCTTAACCTACTATTAGGATTCTTGGCTGCTTTAGGAAACTTTTTCATCTGGCCTGCACTTCTAGCACAAAATGATTTACGTCTCTTAGCTGCTTTACTCCCAGCTTTAACTTTACCAGTAACAGCAGTTTTTAGTTTACTGCCTGGATTATCTCTTCGATAACGAGCAACCCCAGCCTTTGTCATTCCCGCCCCAGCCTTAGTAGAGCGAAAATACTTTTTGGTCTTAGGAGGTTGCTTGTCTCTTGTTCTAGCCATTACGATAAGAATATAGTGAGCTTATTACCACTGCCAGTGAATGCAGATAAATATGCACCACTCTCTGCTAATATGCCATTATCTGGAATATTTAGAGTATGCAGTCCAGTTGGAAAACTTTGCACTAACAAATTACTTCCACCATTACCATCTGTTATAGTAAGAGCACCTGCAGCATTACCAAATACCACTATCTGTCTTATCCTTGATCGAGTAGGTCCTATTAAAGCGGCGGCATCTCCTTGATCAACATTAAAGGCTTTTACGTCAGATCTTGTTCCAGCCATTTATATCTCCTATTATTGGTCAGCAAAAGCAGGAACTGTAGTTGATGTAACAGTGCCAAAAATTTGATAATTAGTTGTGTTCAGTCCCATAATCGTAATATCAAATGCTTGTGGCACATTTAACTGCACACTACTGTTTGAGCTACCGTTTGAAAACACAGTTGCGTTATCTGCGTTTGTATCTAAATGAACAACTTGACCAATGTAAAAGTTCGTATTACCTGGTGTAATTATAAGAGCGTCTGTTGCATCAGCAGCTCCACCCGCATAAACAAATCTAAACATTGATCCAGCTATAGGTGCTGGTAATGTATATGTATTGTCTTGTGTTCCATCTGGTACAAGTAAAACTCTACCACTATGAGTAGCATTTGTAAGAGTTACGTTACCATCAGATAAACTAACTGGTGCTCCACCAAGAGTTGTTACCTCTGTAATGGTTCCGCTAGTTGCATCTTTACTGATTGTTTTAATTGTGCTTTCAGATCTAATAGGACCTGAGAATGTTGTATTAGCCATATATGTCTCCTTGTCTTGGCTGTTGTCGAAGTTAATTCTTCGTCAAGGTAGTTTTATTATACATAAAAAAAGGGCGACTGCAAATAGTCGCCCTAAAAAAATATTTAAATTTTTTATGCTCCAGGTGAACCGAATAGTGAACGAGGATCTGAGAAGCCGAAAGAATATCTCTCTCTTGCTTTATATCTCATGTTCCCAGTATCAAAATCTGGATCCATTGCTGTTGCCATTGGCATTCTTTCGAAATGCTTAAGACCATTAGGTGCGTCTGTCTTAATGAAAAACGCATCTGTGTCGGTTAGATAATCATTAATGATATATCCTTGAGGTAACATACCCATCTGCCTCATGGCATTGGCATCGTTATCTGCTGTTCCGACTCTTAAGTTAGAGTTCAATATTCTCTCTGCGACAAACTGTAGTTGTCTTGGAACAATTAACTTCATTCCTCTTAGAGCGATTATTAAACCTCTTTCATCAACAAAGCCTGCAATCTTAATCAAAGCATCTTCTAAAGATGTTTCATTTAAGTCTGCTGCAACAGTTGGCTCGTTAGCAAAAGTCCCACCATTTGTTAATGGGTGGTCTGTTGCTAGTAATGCCTTACCATCACCACCAGCAGTTGCTCCAGCAGTAAACGCATTGTTTAATACGTTTGCAGCTTTCACTTGCTTTGTATGTGCCATTGACCTTGCAAGTGCTCTTGTATAACGAGCAGAAAGCTTGTCGTAAAGGTTATCCTCTACAGCTTCTTCTGTTATTGAGAAAGCCATTGCTACAGTTTCATGGTTATATCTTGAAGTGTAGGCTTCGTTTGCATCATCAAATGTGACACCAGAACCTTCTTGCTTAGTAGGCGCTGCTCCGAAAC